GCAGTTAATATCACAATTGCTGCAGCTTCTACTGCACCATCAACACCTTCAAACCTATCAGCATCAGCAAGTAAAGGTCAAATACTCGTATCTTGGACTAACCCTAACAATACTGATTTAAGAGCAGTAAAGGTATACAGGAAAACATCAAATAGCACACCAACTGATGATACAAACTTAGTAGATACCCTTGCAGGTGAGCCTAACGCAGTAACAACAACAGTCTTTGGTGATCAAGATGGTCTTACAGCAGGAACAACTTACTATTTTTGGGTAAGAGCAATCAATCATTCAGGACAGCACTCAAGTTTTAGCAGTTCAGTAAATGGTAACTTTGCTGCAGCAGGTGTAGCAGACGGCTCTATAACAACACTAAAACTTGCAGCAGAAGCCGTAACAAATGCCAAGATAGCAGTTGCAGCTATACAGGGTGATGTGATTGCAGCAGGTGCGATTGTTGAAGCCAAGCTAGGAACGGATGCAGTTACTACTGCAAAAATAGCAGATGATGCAGTAACTAATGCACTTATAGCAACAGATGCAGTTAATCAAGACTCTATTGCTGCAAATGCAGTCACAGCTACACAGATAGTTGCAGGAACTATAACTGCAAGTGAAATAGCGTCAAACGCTATAACAACAGCTAAAATAAATGCAGGCGCAGTAAATACAGACAAGCTAGCAGCTAATGCAGTTACGGCTGCAAAAATAACCGCTAACACAATTACTGCATCAGAGATTGCAGCAAACGCCATAACGGCAACAGAGATAGCATCAAATGCAGTTACTACAGACAAACTAAATGCAAATGCTGTAACAGCAGCAAAGATAACAGCAGGAACTATCACAGCAACAGAGATAGCAAGTAACACTATTACTGGGGATGAGATAAATGTGGGTCTTTTAAATGTTGAGCATTTTGGTAATGTTTCTGCAGATATTAAAAGTCATTTAACTACATCTACCTTTGTACCATTAGAAGTTTTTGGTAGTGTGTTTCAGAGGGGTAGTACAAACTTCACCACGCAAACACAAACTACAGGCACTTACTTATCTTTATCAATTGGCAGTGTAAGAAACAATGCAAAATATAGAGCCATATGGACAGGTGTTTATGGCGATTGCACCAATGGTGTTCTTGAGTACAGTGTAGATAATTCTACATTTGTACAGGCTGCAGGCGGTATTCAAAGTGTTACTTTTGCGACAGGCACTTTTAGAACTTATGTTTTTGTTTATAACGGAACGATAACAGGTCTAGCTTCTAACGCATCAACTGTTTATTGGAGGGTTCGTTGGATAACAAAACTTAGATCAACCTATCAATCTCTTTATGTTTTTATTGACAATACGCAATGACAGATTTTACTACTTATAAAACATCTACTGGCATCATCACAAGTTGTGGTAGCACTAATGTACCATTAGACAAAATTGCAACAGAAAGTGACGAATCAGTTATTGGGGGAATCTATGAAGCAGAAACCTACAAAATAATAGATGGCTCTGCAGTCTTGCAAACAATTGATTGGAAAATCGGATTGCGGTTTGAAAGAAATACCTTGCTCGCAGAATCAGATTGGACACAGACAGCCGACAGCCCATTATCAAATAGCAAGAAAGCAGAATGGGTCACATACAGGCAGGCACTTAGAGATTTACCAAGTAGCTACACGGATGATGATGAGTATTCTGATGTAGTTTTTCCAACACCACCATCATAGGAGTAGATTATGCAACAAGACGGAAGATTTAGCGGAGACATGGATAGAAACGAAGTAGAGATGGATTTGCAAAAGTTCATGGCTATGATAGAGGAGATCGGTCAACTTAAAGATAAGATTAGAGAACTAGAAGATGCCACCAATGTAAATCCTTGGCAGAAAGTCATACATCTAGCAAGGGCAGTGGACTCATGGCGCATATTCCCTAGAATATTTGTAGTGGTCTACATCTACCTTATGTATGAATCAGTCATATGGTTCATGAACCTACCTGAACCTAACCTTGAACAATCAGCATTGGTATCTGTTGTAGTGGGTGCTATGGGTGTAGTGTTCGGTGTTTACTCAGGCAAATCAGGACAAAGCAAAGGATTCAAGGGTGAAGAAGATAAGTAAAAATTCACATGGATGCCTTTACATTAATTGAAGATGTAGGGTTGCCTATAGCTAGTGGCTTGGTTATGGGCTACTTTATATTCCTTATCATGCAACAGATGATGAACGGCTTGGTCAATAAGATTAAGACCGTAGAGGGCATTGCAAAGATGCTTATTACTAGGGCATCAATAATGAATAACGACATGATACGAATTGATACAAGCGTTTCTAGTGCCTTAAATTTGCCACCTGACCTAGATCGTATAGCAAGGGCAGAAAACTTCGTAGAGGACGGCAAGATAGATGCTAGGCGTGATTAATGGATATAGTCGCACTAATAGATAAGTTTGGTTTCACGACAGTCATGGTCGTTGGCTTGGGCTATTTTGTGTATTATGTGTGGATAACTATTACCAAAACCATTGACCCTGCTGTAGCAGAGATGCAAAAGACTATTATAAGGTTAACTGATCAATTAAGGCTCTTAGATCAAGATATGATACGATTACAACAAAAGGTTAATACAGTTCTTGAGTTAGATGAAAAGAAGATTGACAAAACAAGAGAGAAAACAAGAAGAAGCAATAAAGGCTAAAATTGCTGTATGGGCTTTTTTAATGGGTTGGATTATATTTCTTGGGATTATGACCAGCGCTCTTTCTGCAGATGAAATGGTACATCAATTTAAGAGTCCAAGTTTCTCAGGTGTTGGAACATCAAGCCATTATCTCACTATAGAGAACCAACAGTTCAACAGAAAACAGGCTATAGCTGATGAAATAAAAGCCTATCAAGATGATCTAGAACGAGAGAAAAACAACACAACACTAGCAAGGTTTATAAGAAACCTTGAAAGCAGAATTTATGCACAACTTAGCAGGCAACTTGTAGACAATCTTTTTGGCGAAACGCCAAGTGAGTCAGGCGTGCTTGAACTGGAAGGCAACACAATAGAATACAATGTAGACGGAGACTTTATAACTCTTGTTATTACGGATAGCGATGGAAACACAACTGAAATCACTTTGCCTATTGGGAATTTTGCTTTCTAGCTGTACCAATTGGTCAATATTAAATAATTACATACCACCAGTTAGCTTAACCAAGCAAGCAGAAGTTGGAACCTTAATAAATAAAGAGCTTGCTAACATAGGCAAGCCTTTCATAAAACCAACGATAGCCGTATACCCTACAAGTTTCACAGATCAAACGGGACAACGCAGAAGCAACAGTTCATACGCATCTTTCTCAACAGCTATCACACAAGCACCTCATGCATATTTAATTCGTGCTTTGAAACACGCTAGTGATGGTGAGTTCTTTGATGTGGTAGAAAGAGTTGGTTTGGATAATCTAACCAAAGAAAGACAGCTTATAAGATCAACTAGAAAAGACTTCAAAGAAAGCAAAGATTTATTACCCCTTACTTTTGCAGGTTTGTTAATGGAAGGTGGTGTGATAGGATATGAAAGCAACATAAAGTCAGGTGGCTTGGGTGCTAGATATTTGGGCATAGGCTCAACCAAAGAGTACAGACAAGATATTGTTACCGTTTCTTTGCGTACCGTTTCTGTAAGTACAGGGAAAGTTTTGACTGAAGTGCTTACAACAAAATCAATCTTAAGTGTAGCAATCAGCCAAGATGCTTTCCGCTTTGTTTCTAATGATACTGAATTAGTAGAGATAGAAAATGGGATGGTAGAAAATGAATCTGTGAATATTGCACTACAAAACGCAATAGAAACAGCAGTCTTAGAAACCATACAACTAGGTTTAAAGAAAAATTTATGGAGCATAATAGATGAAGAAATACTTAATGCTATTCGTGGTTAGTTTTTTGTATGCAGACAATGAGGTTTATGTAGATCAAGTAGGCGCTACATTTAACTTAGATATAGAGCAATTAGGCTCATCAAACATAATAGGTGGCGCAACTGCAGCAGCAGGTTCAATGACACCCCTTGATCTTGACGGCGCAACAATGACTTTAGACATTAATCAAATAGGAGACAGCAATAAATTTCTAGGAGACATTACAGCCGATACATTTACAGGGTTCTTTGAATTTGATGGCGATAGTAATACATTCAACATTCAAACTGACCCTACTAATACACATGGCGCAGACAACGGAAACTTTAATGTAGATGTAACTGGCGGTAGCAATACTTTTACTCTTGATGTGGCTACAAATGACCTTGCAGGAACTTTAGACCTAGACTGGATAATACAAGGAGACAGCAACACTTTTGACTTTGATATTGACTATGATACGGCAACAAACTATGTTGATGTAGATGGAGATTCAAATACAGTTAATTTTGACGGTGATGGATATGCTGATGCCTTTTTTAAACTAGAGCATGACGGCAACTCACGAACATTTAATATAGATCAACAGAGTACATTAGCTAGTGACTGGTTACGCATCATTTCTAACGGCAATAGCGGTACTGTTTGTGTCATTCAGAGTGATGGCGGAACAAGCACCTCGTGTTGATGTTGGAGAAATATCAGAACTAAACGGCATTGCTCGTATTGTACGAGACAAAACAGAAACAGCAGTATTAAATGATGACATAAGATCATACGACACTCTTGAGACCTCTAATGGTCGCATGGCTGTTACTTTCCTTGATGACACTCTTATACGCCTTACTGAACACTCACAAGTATTAATAGATGAGTTTGTTTATGACCCTGACCCTAATAAATCAAAAATGGCACTTAACTTTGCCAAAGGCACTGCAAGATTTGTAACAGGTAAATTAAATAAGGTTGCTAAAAAAAATATAACAATTAGAACCAACAGTGCAACTGTAGGGATAAGAGGTACAGATTTCACTATCACAACCAATGAGATTGGTGAGTCATTGATAATTCTATTGCCTAACGAGGATGGTACTGCAAGCGGTGAGATAGAGGTTATGACTGCTATGGGTACTGTATTGCTAAACAAACCATATCAATCAACAGTGACAACGGTGTTTGAGTCTGCGCCAAGTAAACCAGTCATCTTAGATTTAACACTAGACCTTATAGACAATATGTTAATTGTTACAAATCCCAAGTCTAATGAAGCCCTTGCTGAAGAAACAACAGATAAAAGTAGCAATGTTCTTGATGTAGATTTTTTGGAGTTTGACGAACTTGAGCAAGATTTTCTAGCAGAAGATGATTTGCAGTTCACAGAGTTAGATATAAATTTTCTTGATGTCAATTTCTTTGAGGACTTGCTAAAGATAGTAAATGAACTAGATAAACTAAAAGAAGATGACCTGAAACAAGAGCAAACCATAACTAGAATTACTGGCACAAAGGTTGG